GGGTTAATCCTCCTAACTACCCAAATACGGCACCTGATTTTAAGATAGTTACTAGAAGGGTTAGCTCTAATATTGCTACCTTTGACTATGTGAATGAAGCTTATGTTTTCAGAAGGGTTATAACAATGGATCATTTCGTGAATCAATTAACATAAAATAAAAATAAAATAAAATGCCGACAACAAGTGTATTTAACGGAACCTCATTAGTGGTTCTAATCGGAACGGAGGTAATAGGATTTGCTACTTCTTGTTCATTAAGTTTAGCTATCGATACTCCAGATGCTTCTACTAAACAAAGTTTAGGATGGGCTGATGAGATTGGTGGACAAAAGTCTTGGTCTTTAACAACTGATGGTTTAGCTACAGTAGTACCTGGTGCAACTGCTACTTATGTAAGTACAGCAGAGTTAAATGCTTTAGCAATCGCTAGAACTTCAGTTTTAGTTAAGTTTACTACAGTAAATAATGATACAGTTGGTGGTGTAACTCCAGTTGTAGGGGATGTAATCTATTCAGGTCAAGCATTTATTGAGAGTGTAGATATGACTGCTGATATGGAGAACCCAGTTACTTACTCAGTTTCTTTTAAAGGAACAGGAGCATTAACTATCGCTACCAACGCATAATAACCAACCAAAAATAAACCAAAATGAGAGGACAATTTGAATTAACTCTTTCCGATGGAAAGAAGATACCGATGCGTTTTTGTACGTGGAGTCTTAAAAGATTCTGTCAATTACAAGGGATAGGGCCTTCTGACATAGGAGAAGCTTTAAGTGGACAAACATCTTTAGATGCTATTATCAACTTACTGAAAGCTGCTGCTGAATATCCATTATACTCACAAGGTATAACACCAACCTTTACTGAAATCGAGGTGTGTGATTGGGTAGATGATATGGGAGGAATGGGAAGTCAAAAATTCCAAGATGTGATGAAAGCATTAACAGATAGTTTAAATAGTGGTATAGAAACTGCACCTACAAAGTCAAGTAAAAAGGATGAAGTAAAAAAAAATTAGAGTGGATTGACATAGAGAAATATACAATGGGGGAGTGCAAAGTGCTTCCCCATTTGTTTTGGGAGATGACGATGGCTGAGCTAGATTTTGTGTGGTATGGATATAGACACGAGGAAGAGCAACAATGGATTAGAACTAGGTGGCAAACAACAATGTTGATTAACATTCAACTACCAAAAGGTAAAAAAGTTAAACCTAGTGAGCTTATTGAATTAGACTGCGATACTCGTAACTTTGTGAAGCCTAGAGTAATGGGCGAAGATGAATTAAAGGCAGTACTTAAAAAATATGGACATATATAAACTTATAGGATAATGGCAGATAATCAAATAGTTCAGATTGACTTTAAATTCGATTTAGGGAATGTACCTGCTTCAACAAAAGCTTTTAGTAATTATTTAAAAGATTTAGGAGTTGATTTAAAATTTACTAAGGCAAGTACAGATGCTTTAGCAGCTAGTGTATCTCATTTAGCTACTGCTCAAACTAAAGCAGCTACAGCTGGAGCTTCAGCAGCAAATACTGTTAAAAAGTCTAATCAACAATATACAAATTTTGCATTAATATTACAAGATTTACCTTATGGATTTAGAGGTATTCAAAACAACTTACCTGCTGTAATAGGAGGTTTTGCTGGTATGACTGGGCCTATTTATCTTGCAACTTCAGCACTTATTGCATTTTTTACTGCCTATGATATGGGTGCATTCAAATCTTTTGGTGGAGCATCAAAATTTCAAGAAGCACATAAAAAAATAACAGAATCCGTAAAGGGGGAAGCTACTGAAATATTATTATTAGTTGAGCAATATAAAAAAATTAATACAAGTTCTGAAGAAAGAGCAGGTATAGTAAAAAGATTAAACTCTCTTAACCCAGAATATTTTGGAAATTTAGATAAAGAAACTACATCAGTAAATACTCTTAATAAAGCATATATAGCTTATGTTAATAATCTTGGGAATGTAGTTAAAGCAAAAATGCTCGAAGAAGAGCTAAGTAAAAATATACAAGACAGATTAAAGTTTGAATATGAGAATGGTATTGCTATATTAAAGAGTGGTTATTATAATCCAGAGTATGTAAATAAACATACAAAGGCACTTAAGGAACACGGCAAAATGCTTGAAAAAGAAGCAACATTAGCACAAAGAATAACAGACTTATCTAAAGTAGATGTAAGAGGAGATACGTCTGGAAATAAAGACCAAATAAGCAAAGAAAAAGCTGCAAATGAAGCTAGAAATAAATCATATTTAGATACCTTAGATGAAAGAGCAAAAAAAGAATATCAAGCTCTTTTAGATTTAGAGGAAAATCTAGCTACAATGAAGGCTGCTGGATTTAAAGATGAAGCCACTCATTTTGCTGCCTATAAGGCGAATATGGGTAGAATTGCCAAGGAGTATGATGATAAAGAATATAAAAGAAATCAAGATAGTATAAATGCTAATATAGATTTTGAAACTAAAATATACAATGATTCAAATAGAGCCTTTGCTGCTATAAAAAAAGAACAAGCAGATAATGAAGCAAGTTTTGCAAAAAAGCAAACTAGTAATATTGAAACAGAATTAAATATTCAAGAAAGATTAAATAGGGATAGCTTAATAAGAAGAATTGATTTTACTAAACAAGCCTTAGCAAAAGTAGCCGTAATAGCTGCAATGTCATTTAATCCAAATACAATAGGAGTTTATTTAGATGCTATTGATAAATTAAACGCAAAGCTAAAGGGGTATGGTGACCAATGGAACGTTACAGCAAAATCAATTAATAATTCTATACAAAATTTTGTTGTTTCTTCATTTACCTTAATGGGTGAATCTTTAGGCAAAGCTTTAGCTGGTGAAAATGTAGATGTGTTTAATGCTTTTGCTATGTTATTAGCTGACGCATTAACTAGTATTGGTACATCATTAATTGCTTACGCTACAATGGTAGGGTTAGCAATGACTTTATTTGCAGATCCATTAACTTGGCCAATAGCATTAGTTGCTGGTATTGCAGCAGTTGCAGCAGGTGCTTTCTTAAAATCTAAACTAAGCAAAAATAAAAATAGTGGTGCAACAGCATTTGCTGATGGTGGTATTGTTAGTGGCCCTACAATGGGATTAATAGGTGAATACCCTGGTGCTAAAACAAACCCTGAGGTTGTTGCCCCATTAGATAAATTAAAAGATATGTTAGGCGGTAGTGGTGGAGGAAGTTTTGTACTTCGTGGAAGTGATTTAGTATTAGCTTTGAATAGGTCAGAAACATCATTAAACTTAAGAAGAGGTTCATAATGGCATATTATAACAAATATAAATTTACGTTTGCTACAAGGGCTAATAATATTGCTTATTTGTATTTACAAGAGGACTTAGCTTCTGCACCAACAGTTATTGAATATCAAGGGGTAAATATAAATCTACAATATTTACCTAATTCAGATGATCCATATGAACCAATATTTGCTAGTCAGTTAGGGGTAACTATAGATGTTACTGATGACTTAGCTAATGTACCTGATTTCGTTAGCACTAATGATAGAAAATATTATGCTAAATTATTCTTAGGTAATGATTTAGAATGGGTTGGATATACACTTAATGATAATATACAAATATCATTTAGTACAGGTAGAAAGCAAATGTCATTTAATGCTGTTGATGGCCTTGGTATGTTACAAAACATTCCTATATATACAACAAATGTTAGCAATGTTACAAATACTGTAAGGTCACTTCTGACCTATATGCTAACAGCTTTAAACTCATTAAACTTTCCTACAAATCTTAATTTAATGACTGTATGCTCTTATTATGCTACAGGTATGACAACTAGATCATCAGGTACTCAATACGAGCCTTTTAATCAAACATATCTACCTATAAGAACATTTAAAAATCAAGATTATACATACGAATCTTGTTATGATGTTTTAAGAAAAATAATAAAATCTTTTGGGTGTAGATTATTTCAATCAGGTGGAAAGTGGTGGGTAGTAGCTATAAATGAATTTGCTAATGAAAATAATTATTTTACTCAATACAATTCAGCTG